TATAGGGAGTGAAGATATCCCCTATACAGGTAAAACGCCAACTACCTTTACAGGATGTACAAGGGGCGGCTCTGCCGCCATACACGCTGATGGAGCGGCGGTATCCAGAACTAACAAATGGTATGATATTACCAGAGGGCCGGGTGCTGGTGGTGCGTATTCTGCTACAGCCGCAGAGAACTGGACTTCTACAGTTATAGGCGGTGTCCTTGTAATGACCAATGGTTTTGACGAACCACAGTATTGGGAATTAATCTCTGGTGTTCCTGCAACTATCCAGAAGATGCAGAACCTGAATAACTTTACAGCATCCACAGAATGTAAATCAATGAGGGCATTCCGCTCCTTCTTGGTTGCCCTTAATATAACGAGTTCTGGAATTAATTACCCAAGGTTGGTAAAGTGGTCTACAGAGGCTGCGGTTCAAACAACTCCAACTTCATGGGATATTAGTAGCGCAACTGTAGACGCTGGCGAATATGAGTTAGCCGATTCCAAGGGTGAGATACTTGACGGCCTCCCCCTGCGCGACACCTTTATGATCTACAAGGAAGATTCCATTTATAGCATGAGTTATGTTGGAACTCCCTTTATATTCGCCTTTAATCAGCTATCCCCCTCAGTTGGCGCATTATCCAAGAACTGTGTAGCTGAATACGATGGTGGGCATTTCTTTCTTGGTAATGGCGATGTCTATATCAACGATGGGCAGAGAATAAAATCAATCCTTCCTCATAAAATAAGGGACTACATATTCGGTGAGATAGATGGCGCTAACTTTAAGAAGTCCTTTGTAGTTGCTGACTACGGAAACACTGAAATGTGGGCTTGCTTTCCCACACCAACCAGCGCAACGAATCAATGTAACAAAGCCGTTGTCTGGAACTGGACTAACAAAGCCTTTACCATTCGTGATATACCAGACTTAGCTGATATTGGATATGGCACGATACCCGATCCAAATTCATTCACGACATGGGCTGCGGCAATACCCACATGGTCTAGTGCCTTGGGTACTTGGACAGCAACATGGTCACAGTCTGAGAATGTGCTAGTCATGGCATCCCCCACGGATACCAAACTGTACAGGAATGCCTCTGGCAACAGAGAAGATGATACCGATATGACCTCTTTTATAGAGAGGACGGGGCTAACCATGACAGCGCAGAACCAGAATGATCAGTCTGTCGTAAAAAGAATAAAGTCTGTCTGGCCCAAGATGGAAGTAACAGGCTCTGGTAATACGGTTAATGTCTATGTCGGAACCCAGAACTCTACGGAAGCGGCAGTCTCTTGGTCAGACCCTGTTGAATTTAATCCAGATACACAATCCAAGGTATCAGTCAGGAAGAGCGGGAAGCTCTATGGAATTAAGTTTGAATCTACTGGTGACTTTGATTGGCGATTAGACGGTTACGAGTTTGAGCTAGATGATGCCGGAAGGAGAGGCTCTAGGAGTTACTGATGCCTACATATAAAGACAGAGTAGTAAAGTCTGTAACTCATTATTACCCTAATCCTCTACCGTTAAATGAAGAAGACTTAGGGTTGTATGTAACGAATGAACTTAAAAGATTGGGCGATGTAATATTCAACCAAGCTACCTTTAGGCTAGAAAGAATCCATGCGCCACCTGACAAACCCAGAGGCGGTGATATTAGATACGCAGATGGTTCTAATTGGGACCCAATCGGTTCTGGTGAGGGAATCTACTTCTACAAGGAAGGTACTAGCGCATGGGTAAAACTGGGTTGAAGGCTCAAATTGTACAGCCTGAAGATATTGCATACATCTGGGAACAGGTTGCACCTCTACTTGAGAGGGTAAAGGAGCATAGTGAGGGTGAGGCTGAACCAGATGACTTCTTAGAGCCTTTAACTCATGGTGATATGCAGTTATGGATAGTGACAGAGGATAAAGAAATAATTGCTGCGTTGGTGACTCAGATTGTCTCCTACCCCCAGAAAAAGATACTGAGGCTTATATCCTTAGCTGGCGAGGATTTCAATAAGTTTAAACATTTCCTAGATATGATTCAATCATTCGCCATAAAGACAGGCTGTACCGGGCTTGAGTTGTGGGGGAGAAAGGGTTGGAAAAAACTACTGCCCGATTGGGAATCTAACTATATTGTCTACACCAAAGACTTAAAACATAGGATGCAATAATGGTAACAACAAAAGAATATTTAGCTCAGATAGCAAGAGAAGAGGCGGCAAATTTAAGGGCGCGAGCAGAGGGCTATGAAAGCGCGGCCCATAAGGAAGCTCATGCAAATACAAAGCCGGGTAATGCTGGTGTTGAGGGTGGTGCGGCAGCGAGGGAAAGGGCGGCAAATGAAAGGGCAAAACAAGTTACTGACCCGCGCACTGGGCTAAAATTTCAAAGCGCTTCTGATATGGAAGCGTATGCAAATGAACGGGCACAAAATACTCCAAACCCAGCTACTGGAAAAATGTTTACTAGCGCTGTCGATCAGGAAATTGATGCAAATAGACGGGCGCGGCTTAATAAATACTTAAATGCCGCTGACTATGAAAGCGGATTGCGGACACGTTCTTACGATGATTTTGTAGACCCTAGAGATGCGGAACCAGAGCCAATTCCAGAGCAATTTGCCATAGGTACAGCGAATGACATTAAGTGGAATCCCGATCAGCCAGATCACGTTGACTACGACAAAAACTGGCGTGATAACTATCCCGACGGATTTGATGTTCATGGTAACCCGATCCAGTATGAAACCATGGACAGTTGCTTTGTTGACGGTGTTCAAGTTGAACTTGTAGATGGTTCTGAGAAGAATGTTTCCGAAATCAGTGTGGGTGATGAGGTAAAAACTGATAAGGGAGATGGAGTAGTAACAAAGATTTACCCGTCTAAAGCGGGTGGTCAGAAACTGTACGGGTTTAATGATAAAGAACCTTTCGTAACAGAAGCGCATCCATTTATGACGCAGGATGGGTGGAAAAAAATCTCTGACGTTACTGAGGGTGATACCTTATACAGAAATGGAAGGGGCATTGTAACGGTCGAATCTATTACATCTAAAGAGATACCAGAAGATACCCCTGTTTACAATTTCCACGTTGATGGACACGAAACATACTTTGCCGATGGGTACTTAGTACATAACAAATGGACCGCCGGTGATTCCAGCGCCAAAGGCTCTATGGACCTAGCTGCCTTCAGACCATGGACACAAACATACTGGAGTCAGTTTATGCCCAAGGCGGATGGCAAAATATCAACTAATAGTTTGCTTTACATGCAAGCACCCCAACAAGAGTATGGGCTTGCTTATCTACCTGGAGAAATGCGCGATCCCGCTCATTGGAATTTATGGGAAGGTACAGAAGGGGGTAAGAAGGGGCATACTGGTAGCATCCCAGGTGGTGGCTGGAGACGTACACCAACAACATACAACACGATGACTGGGACAAGGGCCGGAAAAAAAGCGCCGTGGAAATTTACAGCAGAAGGTGGGAAAACAAATATATACGCCAGTCCTTGGAGTGCTTCTCAAATGAACTTAACTCCAGGTCAGGGCGCTAAATGGAAGGGATTATTAACTGGATTAGATACGGCACCAGCTATAGATACCTCGGTAGCTTCACTCTTAGGAGTAAAATAATATGAGCGGCGGATTTACAACAGGAATTACAAAGGACGGGCCGTGGGAGCCTCAGAAAGAGCATTTAAAGAGGGGTATGGCAAGGGCGGAAGGTTTATATAAAGCTGGTCCAGCCCCTTATTTCCCCGGAAAAACTTTAGCTGATTTTGATCCAGCGCAGAAAGCGGCTCAAGCCGGTACATTAGGTTACGCGATGGGCGCAAGGCCAGCGGCGCAACAGGCTTTAGCTGAAAGGCAGATGGGCAGAACCTATGATTGGGCGGCTCGTATACCAGAAATGGCGGCAGAGGGATTAGGCGCGGTTGGTCCTGACCTCCAGAATATGATGAGTGGTGAGGTTGATTATGACACTGGACCATTTGACAAAATGGCTGATGCATATAGGCAACAGGTCGAAGGTCAGCTTACTGGCACAGGTGGTGCACTAGCTAATATAAGGAGTGGTCTTGTTAATTATGGTCAAGCTGGTGGTAGTACCCGTGGAGATATATTACAGCAAGAAGCCATAGTAAAGGCGATGAATGAGGGTATGGCTGTGCCTCTAGCTCAACAGTATGGTCAGGCTTATCAACAGGGTCAGGCTGGTAGACTTCCAGCGGCTCAGGCTATACAGCAGGGCTATGGTGGTATAGGTAGTGCTTATGGTCAGGCTGCTCAGACAGGACTAGCAGGGGTGCAACAGTATCCAGGTATAATGTCAGCACCTCTCTCAATGTACGGCGCTATGGGCGATGTAGGCGCACAGAGAAGGGCACTGGCTCAAGAGTCAATTAATCAGGCTATGACCAAGTACAACTACGGTGCTAATGCAGGACAGACGGCATTACAGAACTTCATGGCTGGTATCTCTGGCGAGTATGGTGGTACTAGAGCGCAGACACCTAGCGCACTACAGTCTATGGGTCAGCTTGGCTCATTGATGACCGGCATGACTAAGGCGTTTTCATAATGAAATCGGCAGCTTTAAAAAGACTTGAGAAGTTAAGAGAGGAACTCCTTGGGGATGACAAATGGTCAGATGATCTAGAGAAAATGTATCAGGGTGAGTTAAAGGGTCAGCAAATGGATGAGGCCCAAGAATGGTTCAAGTTAGCCGAGGGTCCTGGTATGGATGCGGTGAGTTTATCTGGTCTTGGTAGGAGTGGTATTAGTTATGCTGAACCATACCCCGGCGATCCTTCTGATAGGTTCCCTAAAGCCCCAACGAAAGAAGAGGAAGAATATAGACTCGCTTTGCGTGGTCCGGTCCCCGGCATGATGACTTATAGAGGGTGGACATAATATGGCAGATGCTCTTTTTAATGTAGGAAATAGATTATCAGCAGAGGATTGGCTAAGGTTATCCAGTGCTGTTGATGGGGTAAGAAATGAGAGGAACTCTCTTTTAAGGGGTGTGAGTGCTATTATACCCGGAGTTTCTGTAAAGCAAATAGCTGACTCTGGATTCTCCGCTAATCTTAGACGATACAGTACAGCCAATGACGAAGAGATCACTGGTAAGATTATCTATGGTATGTCTGATAAAGATTTTAAAAACGAAAAGGAATACGTCAGAGAATACAAGCGAAGGAATTATCCACCTCTATTTATGGAGAAGGCTCTAGCTGAATGGCGTAGGACTAAGGGTAGAGAAGAATCTTCGGCGGCTGAAGTTCGCGCCGTAAGGGATCAAGAAATTCAGGAACTAGAGCTTGGGCAAAAACAAAAGCTCTGGCCCCTTAATGTGGAGAGTAAGGAGTTATCAGTAAAGTCAGCTAAGAGTGAGGCTGATAAAAAGAGAAATGAGAAATATTCGGAAAGATTAGCTTCTAAAATAGCCATGAAGGCTTATGATTATTATAATCAGGATATGGATAGGGAAACCGCCTTAGAAACCGCAATCGAAGAGGAGAGAGCGCAGTTTAAGAAGGGGGGGATTGCTGGTGGTTATGATTCTGCATGGGCGAGATCAGCCTATGTTAAAGCTAGAGAAAAATTTAATAAGTTGACGAAAGATACTGGAACTACCAAGCCCGTCTATGACACACGCAATGGTGAACAACGGTGGATGACCGAAGATGATATACAGGCTATAAATAAAGCAGAGGGTCCGGAGACTATTCTCCCATCCAGTGCTGAACCCCCTGATGAACAACAGGTTGGTATGGCGATGCTCTCTGCCGCTGGTCAGGTTCTTTATGATGAGGCTGTGTTGAAAACGGCTGGGATTGAGGCAGAAGAAGCGAGGATTGTGCTTCAACAGTGGGCTAGTGATAAGAGTTGGCTGTCTAGATTTAATGAGATTCCAGAACATCTGAGAAAACTACATCAAGAATGGTATAGGGCTTACGAAGGTGTGATGGATAGGTGGTATACCACTACGACAACCGGAAAGGTGATAGGTGGCTGATCCCGTAGAAAGGTCATACGAGTATCGTGGAAAGGTTTATGGTCCCTGGCCGGTAAATTATGACTTAGCCACTAACCCTAATCGCGAGGATGAACTCAAGTTTGAGTTAGAGAGGGCTGCTATTGCTGAAGCAACTAAGCATAACGTAGGTCCAATATCTAAGCTAATGAGTGAGGTATGGGGTAGCGCTAATAGAGTGCCTCGCATGATAGACCTTACCAATGAAGCTAGAGAAGGCGCACAGCTATTGATGAGTCAGGGTATAGACAAGATCAAAGAGAATGAGCCATTCGAAGGTGCGTGGAAATTACTGCTTGGTAGTCTAGGATTTACATTTTCTGTTATTGAGGGTCCGGCTAGAGCATGGATAGGTGAACCATCCAGAGAGATAGCTGAAAGTGCTGGTGCTGGTCCTAAAACCGCTCAGTTTGTAGAAGATATTACCGCTCTTGGTCCACAAGTATTAACACCGGGTGCGTATGCTAAAGCTGTTTCCGCTATGGCACCACAGGCACAACTATCAACGGCTATGCGTGTGCTTGCAAATAAGAAAGCGCCTGTTATAACTACTGCCACCGCTCCTAAAATAGAACCGACACTAAGACCTCTCGATGATGTTCCAGAGACTCCAGTAAGTAAGGCTGATGACCCAATCCCAGTAGACACAACTACTGAGGGTACTGTGCCTCGTATGTCTCTGAAAACCACAGAGGATTTGGTGTTCGAGCCAACCCTGATAACCAGGGCACACGCTGCCAGAGAAGAAGCTGGCGGCGATACTGAAAGATTCTTTAGAACATTCGGTAGAGTTTTAAAGGATGCTATAGATGATGGTGAGGTTGATATGTTTGGCGCTGTCCGGGCTGCTAGAGCGGCCGGTGTAAAAGATGAAGACCTTGCCAAGCTATTTGAGGTGAGCGTATCTGAATCAGCCAGAACAATGAACCTATTGTCTCAAGCTGTGCGGCGCGGGTCTAAGATGGAAGACTTGCCTAAGAATGTACAGGAAGAAATGAGATACTTGGCTGATGACCTTGAAAAACGTGGCGGCTCTGTAAACATGAACAGGTGGATGAAGGGCTGGCGTAGGTTTGAGAATGCTGCAAGAGCCTCTATGGTTGGACAGACAGCAACGGCTATGCGTAATGCTATATCCCAGACAGGTAGACTAAGCCTGGGTATTCTTGATGACGCTATGCGTGGTGCTATGGAAGGAACCACAGCAAGAGAATCTATGGAGAATATTATACATTCTCTATCTGCTGACGCTAGGGCTATGCCCATGGTGCGTGACAAGAAACTGCTCAATGATATCCTTGATGGCAATCCCATCACAAGTGACAGGCTATTGAATAAGTCTGTGCATGAGGTGGATGCATTGGGCAAGGTGGCAAACTTTGTCAACGGACTTAACATCTTTCAAGAGAAAATGTTCAGGCGTATTGCATTTCAGTCTAAGCTAGACAAAACATTAAAACAATCTGGTCTGGATATCAAGACGATAGACCCGGAGAGAATACCAGCGGCCGCTTTAGAAGAGGCTGTAGATCACGCACTCCAGATGACATTCGCTCACTCTGGTGGTGAGTTTGCTAGAGGTTTAACAAAAGCATGGGAGAAGTTCCCGGCCCTGTATTGGATACAGCCATTCCCCAGGTTTGCTTATGCTAACTCGATTCCCTTCCTGCTTGAACACTCACCTTATGGTCTGATCAAGTCCATGTCTCCCAAGTCTGTAGCTGAACTAGCCAGCGGTAACTCAAAGCAATTTACCAGAGCCGCATCCCGTGGACTCATTGGTACTACCTTGCTTGCTAAAGCTATTGAAATGCGTAATGATCCAGAGGTTGCTGGCGAGAACTGGTACGAGGTGAGGTTGCCATCCGGGAAGATTTTTGACGCAAGACCTTATGCCCCGCTGACTCAGTATCTTTTCTTTGCGGAAGCTATGAAGGAAGATTCTAACCTACGACCCAGAGATTGGTTCGAGGCTATGATCGGTGTAAACCGTGTAGCTGGCACAGGACTAGCCGTTGTAGACTGGGTGAAGGCAACGGATGTAGAACAGGTAATAGAGAGCGCACAGAGAATGGCGGGAGAGTTAGCTGCTCGAATAACAGTACCACTAAGAACACCCATAGATATAATACAGGGAGTCACGGGAACAGAGCGCAGGACTGATCCCAAAGGGGATACTTGGGAGGAGACTCTTATCAACCCAACCCTTGCAAACATCCCCGTAGTGAATGAGCGTGTATCTGAAAGATTCAGCCCACTCAGGACCGAAACCGGCAGCGCACCACTAACTTTGTTTGGTATAGATATCCCAGCGCCATTGTCTAGGCAGTTGCTGGGTATATCTTTGAAAAAGAAGAACGCTGTAGAGTCTGAGGTCGATAGACTTCAGATTAAATACTCCACCTTCATGCCCAAGACTGGGCAGAGAGATGTGGACAGGCAGACCATGGCTCACATGGGTCCGATAGTATTGAGAACAATACCGGAAATGATGAAGAGTGATTCCCCCATCAAAAGATTTTATTCCTCTGCTGCCGAATGGACCCAAAGAAAAGAGTTAGTCACGATGATGAGTACACAGATGGCGGAAGAGTTTAGAGAGCTTGATATTAATAAGCCCTATAAAGAATTAGATGACGAAGGTAAAAGACTGGTCCTGATGATAGCGTTCGCCACACATATGGCAGATGCTAAAGCAATGGTCAAAAAAGAAGATTTGGCTAGAGCTAAAGAAAGATCATTGCCACAGGCTCAATATGATTATGCCGTATCAAAGGGATGGCAACCCTCATTCCCACAATAGGAGATATCATGGAAAAATGGAAAGAATTAGGAAAGAGAAAGAAGTTTATG